TTAACTTCTTTTATTTTGTCTAGTTTTTGCATTTATGCTCCTTTTTTGACTCCTTTTATAACACCTTTGTTCTTAGATGCATAGAATATCTTTTCGCCCCTCTTTTTACCGTACTGTTTCTTCATAGATTTCATGATTTTTTTGCCTTTTTTGTTCAATGGCATTAATCATCCTCCATCATGACTTGAGCTTGTTGTATTCCTGACTTAGCAAGGCTGACTCCAGCTCTTAATTTTGATAAATCTTCGTTTTGTTCTAATTTATCTTCAAAATTTTCACGTTGTTGCATTAATCTTGCTCTTGCAAGTTCAACTTGAGCCTCATCGTTGTCTTTTTTACGTTCATTTTCCATAGCACGTAGATCAACTTCTCTAGATTTTAATTTTAATAGCGGATCAGAGTCAAATTGTGATGTAATTTTCTTCTCTTCCTTCATAAAATCCTCTGTCATCTCTGCAACCAACACTGCTTTTCTAGCTTCTATGGTTTGAGAAATTTGTTGTAGCTGTTGTGCAGCGTTAGGATCCGTTGCAGCTTGTTGTTGTAACATTTGTAACTGCATTATTTGTTCTCTAAATTCTAATTGTACCTGTTCCTGTGCCATTAGACTAATGTGTTCTAAAATATTTTTTTGTATCGCTGCCATAATCGCAGGATTATTTCTAACCATGTTAGTTGACATAAAATTTAAGTGAGCCGTAACATGTGCTCTATGATCTTGACCAGGAAATGCTTGGAAAGGTTTGCCACCTAAAGCATTGATGTGTTCAACACTTGGATCCATAGGTTGCATCGGTGCAGGGGGTGGTAATATCTGATCTATATTCTTAACACCAATTGCTTCATACATTTTTCTGTAAGCAGAATATAAATTATGTATTTGTGGATTAGATTGTGCAAGTTGTAATTCTGTTTGTGCCATAGATATTCTTTGTGCCATAGAAAATATATTTGGATCTGCAACAGGAACGATGTCTATTCTATCATCGAAGTCTACTTGTTTAATGTTCCGTGCTCCACCAACCACGTCGTATGGATATTCTGGTGGTAGATATTGTGAAACTACTTTTGATAAAAGTTTAAATTCTTTTTTCATACCTGCGTACAATCTTTTGTGTATTGCAGACATGACTCGTGATCCACGTTCCAATAATGCAATCGTTGTGCCAACAGCAGCGCCTTGATTACCATCACCCACTTGCATATCAGCAATAGCCGCGAACCTCTGACCAGCGTTTACTACAATACCCATCAACTGTAATAATGTTCCTGATGGTTCTTTGTAAGGTAATGGAAAGAATGCTTCTCTCAGGTTACCACCTGGTGCGTCCACATCTTTGAACTCACCAGGTTGTATTGGTGATGCTTCGTCTCTGACTCTTACTCCTCTTTGTTTGAATCCTGCAGGTAAATTAGAAAGGGTCCCTGCATCTAATAACTGACGTAAAGCAGAAGTCGCTGTTCTACTTAATCCACCAATCATATGAATCAAACCGAAGCCGTAAAATCCAAGTCCAGGGAGAAATTTAAAATGAACAAAGTATTGGATTTTACTTTTCTTTAGATCATCAGGATTATAGTTTCTTCTAATAGATAATATTTTTCTACTAGCTTCTTCTACGGTGACTATATAAGGGAGCTTAATACCTGTAGGTTCACCCTCAGAACTAACTTCTTCAAACCCCTCAAGATCTAAATTTACGTGACACTCTAAAATATTATACATAGGTTCTTGCTTACCTGTTTTTTTAGTGCCGTCTAATTCTCGTTCTTTTTTTTCTAATTCGTTATTAGTATCTGGTCCTGGTGGGCCAAGTTCTATATCAGAGTAAAAACCATTAACTTGTTGTTTACGCAAATCATTTTCTGAAACTTTTATTGTGTGTATGATTGCTTCTGCATCATCTAAAGAGTTTGCAGTATAAGGTACGATTAAATCTTCTGCTGGTACAAATTTAGAAACAGCTCTACCTAATAACTGATCGTAATAAACTTTTTTAAAAGTTGAACCTGCAAGTGGTAAATGAAATAACATAGAATCAAACTCAGGTTCATACTCTTGCATTTGATCCATTAATAAATAATTCATGTAATCTTTTACACGTTGTGATTGTTGCTCTACCGGTGGACTAGTAACACCAATAATCTGTGTTCTGACAGGTCCTTCTGCAGGTAGTAATTCTTTATAGGCTTGTGCTTGAAACTGCGTAACTGCTTCAGCAAGAACTGGGTGAGTTGCACCTGAAGCTCCTTGAAATGGTTCTGTTCTATTTTCATATTTAAATCCTAAAAGATCTAAACCTTGAATGTATCCTTGCTCCCAGTCTTTTCTAGAAGTTTTATAATCCATATAATTTTGCACCATCTCGTTTCCGAGTGGGTCTAAAATATCATCTGGTAAAATGTCTGCTAAATTGTCAAAATGGCTCTCGGTTCCTGGAACGTTGATTGCACCAGGTTCAAAATTTAAAGTAACGCCACCATCCTCTTCAGGGGTTACTTCAACAGGGCCTTGTTGTTCTACAACTTCCTCTTCAACTACTTCTTCAGCGGGTAGTTCTACTTCAGTTCTTACCTGATTTGGAAGCGACTTGTCTATTTCTGCCATTTAAATTTCTCCAATCCTATGTCTTAACTTGTTTTAACGGAACTTTCAACCCTTGAGGATTGGGACCTCTTTTTGGTGGTGGCCCTGATTTCACACCTCCTGATCCAAGTGGCTTGTCTATCATACCCCCATCTTTCATTCCTTCTGCTCTCATTTCAGCTAATACTAACTGTATCGCTGATAATTCTGACATCGCACCTAAGTTATCAAATACACGTTTTTCAAATATCTTCTTTTTCTTTGGACTAAAATTTTTTGAATACTTATCTGTTAGTTCTGACATTAATAATACGTCCTTTTCTTTTTTTCTTTGATCTCTTCTACATAATCTTCTGGATGATCAATCAAACCACCTTGTCTGAATCTCATGATCGCTTGTGTAGTTGAGTCAACTAAATCATCGTGATCTCCGTACGGAAAGGCAGCGCACTCTTCAATCACCTCGTGAGCAAACTCTTCGTCAGGAGCCCATATCATACCAGATTCAAATAAAGGTGCAACAGCATTTACACGAGTATGCTTATCGTTTCCACGATTAGGTGAAAAGTTGGTTACGGGTATATCCATTCTTCTTAGCTCGTGAGTTAATGGCAATCCACTTGCCTTAGACTCAATGATAACTGTTTCAGGCTGCCAGTATTTATATTGCTCTAGTGCCACTCGTCTTAGCTCTGGAAATTCATATCTACCTTTAACTGCATCTAATAACATTAATTGTGCACCTGAGTCTTCGTTAGGGTACCACACCCCCCAAGTGGTAATAGCAGAATAATCTGCTGTTTCTTTTTTCGTGAACGCGGTATCGTATGATTGTATGACATGATAAATATTTGGCATATAATTTTCTTGCCATTTATTCCACCACTCTCGTTTTAATATTGCACCTTCTTCACTGGTTGGATTTTGCATCCACTGTGCGTTCCATTTTGCATTCGGCAAAACTGCTTTTACTTTTTCTAATTCTTCTCTACTCCAATACTCTGGCCATACTGGTCCGTTGTCCATGATTGCCGGAAATTCAACCACGTGCCATTGGTCTGCTTTTGCTTCTGTCTGTGACGCGATTAATTTTGCAGTTAAATCTTTTGTACTCCATCTTGTCATGACGACTACAATTTTACCACCAGGTTGTAAACGTTGACGAGCACCTGATGTGTACCACTCGTAGGCTTTTTCTAAAAGGTCCTTGGACATTGCATCCTGTTCCGAGTGCGGATCATCAATGATCAGTAGGTCCGCACCACGACCTGTGATCGCTCCACCCACACCAGCTGCAAAGTATTCACCGCCTTGTTTTGTTTCCCAACGTCCGGCAGCTTTAGAATCTTCTTGAAGTTTTGTTTTAAATAATTCTTGATACTCTTTCGAGTCGATTACATTTTTTGCTTTACGACCAAAACGTATTGCTAGTTCTGCTGTGTGAGTTGCTTGAATGATCTTTAATTTTGGATCAAGGCCCACCATCCATGCAGGTAGTAAACACGATGCAAATTCTGATTTGGTATGCCTGGGTGGCATGTTAATAATTAATCTATTTATTTCACCCGACGCCAGTTGATTAAACTTATCTGCAATGTGCCTGTGGTGGGACCCCTCTACAAATTCTCGCCAAACATATTTTACAAAATTTAAAAAATCTCCTTGGACGCCGTCTTTAATGTCTTCTCGTTTTCTTAAAAGTTTTTTTAATCTATATTCGTGTTGAACTTTTTCAGGTAATTTATTTTCATCTATTTTAATAGTTTCTTTCATATGGTACCTAAAAGTATTTTTAGCCCCTACGGCCGTGTAAATCAAGCATATATATACATACATTAGGATCCCTATCCACGTAAAGGGGGGTATGGGGGCTTCGCCACTTTCGATTTTTGGTGTCGCGTTGGTACCTCTATTGTAATAAAGATACACGCGCCACGGGTCACGGCTCAGCACATAAAAAAAGGGCCCGTGATACACGGGCCCTTTTAACTAACTAATTGAGATTGTATTTAATTATAAAGATTGAGGGTCTTCAATGCTCAACATATCTTCCATTATTTCATTTACTCTTTTTTTGGTTTTAAAATTAAACTCCATTTGCTTTGGTTCTGGCTCTGGCTTTGGTTCAAATAGGTTTTTCATAACTATTATATTTGGCTTATATTCAACCTTGTCACCTAATTGAACATTATCCCACTGAGCCAGATATTCATGAATTGAATTTCCTATTCCTATTAAATGGCTTTTATGTTGCTCAAATTTATCGCCATGAATAAAGGGTTTATTTTTATCACTTTTATTTATTAGACTTATTTGTTTATTGACTAGATCTAATAAAGTTAAGCCACCTTTATAACCTAACTTTATGCCGTCAATGTGTATTGTTCTTTTTTTCATTATATCCTCACATTTTGTTTTTAATTTATTTTGAATAATTTCAAAATATTATCTTGATTAACATTTTTAAAAATGTTAGTCAATGGGATAATCAAAAATAATAAAGGACAATAAATATGGAAGAAATAAAAGATCACGTTAAGAGCATTGCGCAAGATATAACCGATGCAAAATATACGGCCCATGAATATATGGAAGATGTTTTAGATATTCAATGGATTATTAATCAAGATAAAACTTATAGAGGGGCCAAAGTATTAGTCGCATTTGGTGGCCCAAATATTTGGGTCAATACTCAATCAAGTGAGGTTGAAGGTTATTGGTGGCTAGATAAAGCTAATGCTTTATTTACTGATAACATGGGCCTTAATGATTATCTTGAGGAAATTTATAATTGTAGTTAGTTTCATGAGCCGTGAGCATTGGTTCACGGCTCATTATTAGAGGGTCACTAGTACCTGTCTAGAGGGTTCAGCAAACCTAGTGACCCTTTAATAATTTAAGAAATTTTTATTTTTTATTTTATTTTTCAAGGCACAAGCTAGAATTTTCATGTTAAAACGCTCAAGCGATCATGGTTCAAGGACAACGGACAAGCGATCAAGCTGCAAAAAGTTTTGAACGTGGTTCACGGGCCACGGTGATTTGCAAGTATCACGTGTTAGACACGCGTGAAAAATTAAGAAAATATATATTTTATGCTGATTTTCTATAACGTGACAAGGGGTGTATTAAAGGCAATCCATACAGTAATTTTTATTAATATTGCTCGTATAATCATGGCGTAAAGACGTTAAACAACCGAAACAATTGCCCCTCATGTCTTTAAATTTGCCGTCAATTATATGTGTAATTTTGAAATGATCTCTTAATTCATTAACTTTCATTTTCTTAAAAGTATCTATATTTAAGTCAGGGTCATTATCGACCATATTTAGAAAATTTTTTTTATTTAATAGAGTTATTTCTTTATCTTTTTTTAATTCGTTTGTATTCATCATATAATTTTGATAATTCGTAAGTATTACATTTGTCTATATATTCAGTTAATTCAACTCGCATTTCTTTTTGCTCTTCATGGGCTTTATGCTTGTTGCTGTCTATTACTTCAAAATGATCTTGTTTTAATTCTGTCATTTTAAACTTTCACTTTCATAATATTCGTTAGCACAATTTAACTCATAACTAAAATCTAATTTTGTTTTATTGTCTTCATGGTGTTTATAAAAATTGCAATAATGCTGTAAATCGCATAATACATCAGCAACTCTGTAATATTCGGTGTCATTATCACGCCCCCTTAAACCTAATAATTTTTTAATCTTTTTTGCTCGTTCTTTATTTGTCATAATTACATTTTATCTAAAAACGGGTCATCAAATTTTTGGTTGTTTTTAATATCTTTTTTAATGCCGTTAATTTTGCCCTCAATTAATATCTTAATTTTTAAAGCCGTTGCCGTGTCAATATCTTTGAGTGAATTAATCTCACTCAATAGATCTCGCAATGCGAATATTTTACCATAACGAGTTGAAGATGCGCTAGTATCTTGAATTGATTTTGCAACTTCTAAAAACATGTCAGTCATATTATCCTTTATTGTTAATTTATATCTTTATATACGGGATAATATGTTATTATCCCGTATAGTGTCAAGTGTTAATTTTCTATTCTTTTTAAAGTGTTGGGATTTAAAGCAATAGTTAACATTGAAGACCCATTTTTCAATGCCTCGTTTAAATCAACAGCTTTAGCCGTTAAATTGGGATAGCTTAAAGTCAATAATAAATTTTTGACTTTCCCGTCTATAGCGTCTAATTCCTTCCCTTCAACCGTTGATTTTCTAAATTGTTTTGTCAACTCTTCACGGCAAATTTTTTGTAATTTAGAATTGAAATCGTCAAAATCACCGTCATAATGACCCCAGTATATGTCCCAACCATTGATTTTAGATTGACGTTCACAAATAACTTCAACTTTTTTAGCGTGAGATTTAACAGCGTCTTTTAGAGCTTTTAATTTATTTTCTATTGAACGTTCAAAATTTGTCAATTCAACAGTAGCTTTTTTTAAAGTCTCTAAATCTTTTTTAACTTTAATATCTTTTAAAAATAATTGATATTTTTTGTCAAAAATTTCATCAACTTTATTATCAAGCGTTCTATTTAATTCACGCTTTTTTTCGGCTGTCTCTTCTTTTATTATTTTTTCATATACTTTTATTTTTTTATCTGAAAAAACAACTTGTTTATGTGTGTCTTTATTTGTCATATTATCCTTTTTTTTATTTATTTATTAATATCCTTGATTATCCTATTGACAAATAAAAGTCAAGCCCCTATATTAAAAAATTATTGTCCTTGCAATAATGGGCTTATTGTTAAGAGCAATAAGCCCTAACAAAAAAGAAAGTATGAAATATAAATATAAAGAACAAAAAAAGCTATTGGGTAGTTCAACCTTTAAAATGGCAAAATCAAGTAAGTATAGATATTTAAGCGAAATATTACACCTTGCGCCCTCAAATATAGGTGGTGTTAATATATGCGCTAGTTCAAGCCCTGTCTGTGTTGACTTATGTTTAAATACAAGTGGACGTGGCCAAATGACAAGCGTTCAAAAATCAAGATTAAACAAAAAATATTATTTTCTAGCTGATAGGCAAAAATTTTTAAATCATTTAGACCGTGAAATAAAACTC